AATAGATTAAAAACAAAAAACTTAAATAATGGCTCGTAATACATTAGCAGGTAAACGTACAGGTAAAAGTAAAACAGCAAAGCATTATGCAAAGAATGCCAAGTCAAGACGCAAGAAAAAGAAATATGATAGTGAATATCACGCTACACCTTCAAGAAAAAAATATAGGGCAAAACTAAATAAGGAGAATAAGAAGAGGGGTACGTATGGTAATAAAGACAAGAAAGATGTAAGTCATACTAAACGAGGTAAGACCGTATTGGAGAGACAAAGCAAGAACAGGGCACGCAATAGAAGCAAGAAATGAAAAAGCTATTAATAATTTTTTGTATATTTGCAAACTTCTTACAAGCGCAGAACAACTTAACTGATGAAGAAGTTCTATATTTAGATTCCCTTATTACCTATCTTGAAGCTAAAGACTCATTAACTACTATACAGTTAAATAACTTTCGTTTAATGCACGAACAGGATACTATAATGATATTCTACCAACAAGAGAAAATAAAGCTATTAGACGAAAGATTAGATATGTATATAGAGTTAACTGCTTTACAAAAGCCTAAATGGTATGATAAAAAGGGTATATGGTTTGCTCTTGGAGCAGCTACAATAGTTACTACAACTTACGTATATAGTAGGGTATATTAATAAACACCATTATTTACTACGAGGCTACTTCCATTCATGGAGTTATTAAAATATATGTAAGCTGATTTTTCTTTTCCATCATTTAAAACTATATCAACAACTTTTCTATAATACCAATTTGGATGACCTTCCAGCAAATCAAGCTTTCTCATCACCGAAGGAGTCACCTTATATATTTCGCCTTGTATATTGCTATGTTCTTGCTTCTCTGAGACATAAGGTATTCCCAGCTTAAACATTATATATTTCTTTTTAGTGATTCCTTCTCCAACATATGTAGAGCTTTTTAATAATCTATGATTGCCTCTACCTTGTTTTAAAGTTCCGTATACGAATACATATCGCTTTTTCATTTATTAATCTTTAAATGGTAAACTATAAACTGTGTATTTTCCAGAAAGTTTTATAGGGTTCCACATATCTTTTGTTGCAACACGTCCCATAAATATTTCATATCCACAATCGTAATTTATTATTTTATTTTCCAACCTATCTATTCTTTCTTTAATGGTTGTATTCTCGTTCAGATGTTTTTTCATTTTCAAAAATTGAGGGGTTATTATGTTTTTCCAATTGGTTCTTTAAAGCTCTTGCTACAGCAAACATACTTTTTGCTCTTTCTTCTATTGACACTATAGTTTTTTCTGTATCATCTACATTCCCAACAAAGTATCCTTTAGAGTTTGAGCACAACATAGGTAATAGTCCTGTTACTCTTATATAGTTTATCATCTTTCTTATTTTAACAGAGCTAACTTTATAACCAGCTTCTTGCATTTTCTTACAGATGATTCTATTACTTATAACATTTTCTTTTCCTATTTTACTTTTTAGTCCTAATATTAATGTAGGTACTAATACATTTCTTTCGTAATCATTTAATGATTCGGTAATTTGTTCAAAATTTGTTATCATAATTATTTATTTAGGATTTGTTGTTAATTCTTTTATATATTCTTCTGCTTCTTCTTTTGTTCTAAACATTTTTCTCATAGGGTCTAACCTATATATTTCTTCACTTGTTTCATCCCAAACTCTTTCTATTGCTTCATATTCATGAAGACCATAAACTTTATCTTTTTTCGATTGAAATATTTCATAAAACTTTTCTCCAGTATAACAAGGATATATCATTGCATCAGTAATTTCATTCCAATAATGGTTGTATAGTTCATTAAGTCTTGACTGTGCTTCGTCATTATATTTTAAAATACCATTTTCATCTGAAGTCATGTGACTTTTTTCAAAAGATTCATCTGTTTCTCCAGATTCATATCTTAATCTTTTTTGTGACAAAGAAGTAGACAACTCTCTAATATTAATTTTAAATTCTAATAATTTTTCTTCCATAATTTTACTTTTAATAAATTTTTTTCTTTTACCTGCTCATTAAACTTGCTGTTATGTTCCGCTTTATTATGACACAGGCGGCATAGGGTGGCAAGATTCTCTATATAATCTTTTGTTTTGCTACCACCCATACCCCTTCTCTCTATGTGATGACAATCATTTGCACGATTACCACACATTAAACATGGAATGAAAGATTGCTCTCCATATCCATAATAATCCATAACTATTTTTATGTGCTTTTTAATTTAGATTTAATTTGCTCTCGTGTATTAAACAATTTATTTTTTTCTTCTTCATTCTTTTCTTTATTCATTTTTCTCCACAACTTATTTAACATATTTAGCTTCTTTAATCTCTCTTTATTTGCACCATTTTTTCTTCTACTCATATAGCAAATATAGTTAAAACTTATCAATTAATACCACTTTACTTTCGTTATAATCATACCTTTCTCCGCTTGTCATCATACTACAATACATATCTAATTCCTCATTATATAACTGTCTTCCCTCCTCAATTAAATCATTGCCTAACTTATATATTCCTATTCCATATGGTTCTTTTTTCTCAACGGCTATAATATAATAATCATTAAAACCCAATGCGTCCAGATAGAAGGCAGCCTGTTTGTGATACTTAAAGTTACATATTGATTTCTTAAAGCCCTCCATGGATGCATCCTGTGTTGTTTTTAGGTCAGCTATATATTTATCTTTATGATTTACTATATCAAACTTTCCCTTACACTTTATAAAAGTTCTTTTATTTTTCCAGCACACATTTTCTTCATAAGAACAGTTGCTATTAGTTATTATATCTTTAGCATTATTAACTACTCCATGGGCATATAGTTCATCATACATACCATTAAGTATATTATAATACTTGTGCGGCAAAACAGTTTTATCTTTAACGCTTTCTAAAAACTCTGCGTATTCTTCTTTCCCAGCTTTTGTTCTTTTGTCAACGTTAGGAGCATATATATATCTATCATTAAACATTTTTGTTTCTAATGCTAAACAATGAAAAGCAGAACCAAAAGCAAATGCTTCTGATTCCTGCTTATTGTCTAACATATACCAAAATGCTTTAGATGAATTATTTCTACACAAAGACAACATAGAGTTGCTTACATAGTTTTTGTCATCATAATAGTTTTCATCATTTATATTGTGATTTAATATTAATTCGCTATATGGATTCATGTCAATACTTTTAAATAGTTTTTTAATAATTCATATTCGGATGGTCCTAATATAGTTTCTATATTACATATAGATTCTTTATCATTGCTATCAGCATATTCTCTTAATTTTTTCATAGCTGCATTATAATCTTTTCTTGTATAACTACAAGTAGGAATTTTAATTAATACCTTTTCTGTTTCTTGTTTATTAACATATAAACAATGTGCTACGAAATAATTAATCGTTGTTACTGTCTGGTTCATTTAAATTAATTTTAATGGTTCCTATAAAGTTTGCTAATAAACGGTTGTATAACTCTATGTATTCATCTAATAGAGTTTCATCAAGTTGTTTACGTATTTCACGTAATCTTTGAACCTCTAAAGGTTCTCTTTGATTTTTCTTTTCTTTACTCATAGTCCTAATTTTTTAAGTTTAACATGTAATTCTTCTTTTGCCATATCAGGAATACTATCCCAATATTGATATAAAAGTTCAAAACCTTTTTTATAATTATCTTTTTGAACATTTAATTGTACTATCTGCTCAGATAGTATGTTATTGTTTTCCATTAGAAAATCTAATGAAGGATTGTGTTTAGCCATATTATAAAATTTTTATTATTACTCCTGGTTGTTCTTTATTATATTCAAATGGTTCAAAGAATGGAATCATAAAAGTCATATTATCGTCTTCTATCCATTCATATTTAACCATTAAGTCTTGTACTGTTTGAGCTGGATTTATATAATCAAACTTATGCTTACTGCCTCTTA